CGCCCGGCCCCCGCCGAACCTGGCCGCCCCGGGTACCGCCCGAGGTGCCCTGGGCGCCGGGGTAGGTGCCGCCAGCGCCCAGGCCGAGACTGGCCTGGTAAGCCCGGGAGTAGAGGCCCTGCAGGAACGGGGATTGCCCGCCCCAGACCGTGGCCGGGTCAGACTTCTGTTTGCTGCCACCGAAAAGGGAATCGAACAGGCCCATAGCTCACCCCATGAAGTTCCAGGCGCCGCCGTAGTAGACATACACGCCCTGAGCCCCGCCCAGCACGCCCGCCGCGCCCTTGGCAATCATGCCATCCTGCGGCTTGCCCGGCGCGGCTTGCAGGGTCTCCAGGTACAGAAACGGGAACGTGGGCTGATCCAGCACCCGTTGCAGCTGCTCGGTCTCCCGGCGGAGATCCAGGCCTTGCGGGACGTACCTCACCAGGCCCCCCGCTCGGTGTATTCGAGGTCGAAGCCGTGGCACCGGAACGCCGCGTCCCCGGCCGCGTTGGACTCGATCTTGACCGAGAACCAGCGCCCGGCACTCAGCGCCGGCACGAACTGGTTGCTGCCCAGCACGCAGGTTTCCGTGGAACCGTAGGTGTAGGCCTCATCCGCCGCGTACTTGCTGCCCACCGTCACCTTGACCGTCACGGCGCTGCTTGAGGTGGCCCGCACCCGGACGCCCCGCACCACCTTGACCCGGCTGGCATCGCCCAGGTCCAGGTCATCCTTCTGCATGAGCGTGGCCGGATGGCTGGCGCTGGTGGTCTCCATCGCCCGCACGGCACACTCGCCAAGAGCGGTTGCGCCCTGGTCCAGAATATACAGGTTGGGTTGCGGCGGGGTGCCGGTGCCCAGGTTCGCCGTGACCGCGCCCACGAATTGGTCAGTGGGGGCGCTCAGAAAGGACGGGAACGTGATCCGGCTCCAGCTATCGGATGCCAGTTCATAGCAATAGCCCAGGTCCAGGGTCTGGTCCGTGCCTTGCGTGCTGGGCCGCATGACATAGATCCGTCCCCGGCGCCGGTCAGACCAGACCTGACACAGTTGCTGACGGGTATCGCCGCCCATCAGGTTGCCTTCAAAAATCTTCCGCCGCAGACGGCCGGACACCAGGCTCTTGACGATCCCGGTCTGATTCACCAGTACCACGTCATCCTTGGTCAGGACGATGTGCCCGCCCGGCACCTCGGCCCAGCAGTTCCGAAAGGCGATGCCGGTATCACTGCTGATCCGGCGAATAGCCATGACCGTGGCGCCCCCGACGTAAGTCATCAGCCAGATATTGTTTTCGCCGTAGATGATGAAGTCCTCGCCCAGCGCCCCGCCGTCCACCGGCCGGCCCACCCCGCTGCTGGTCAGGTCCACCGAGCCGGCATCATTGCCGGCGGCCGGCGCCCAGGTCGTCGGGGCCGCACCCGGCACCGCACTCGCACTCCAACGGATGGTGTTCAGGCTATTCGCCGTGAACAGGTCGGATATGCCGATTGCCATGTACTTGTAGGGGCGCATCGCCGCAAACAGCAGCGTTGCCGATAACAGCGTGACGGCAGCCGTGGTGTTCGGCGCCCACAGTGGCGGGAGCCCGTAACCGTTGACGATCACGCCGCCTGACAGCGGGCCGCCCGTCCAGGCATTTAGTTCCGACTGCACCAGGCCGGCCCAGGCGGCCGGGGTCAGCAGCCCGTGGCCCACGGTTTCCACGTAATACGCAATTTGCACCCGGGACGGACTGGCAAAGTTATTACCGGCATAAACCAGCCCGTCCAGATTGCCGAACGCGCCCGGCGGGGTACGGACGGGGGCCGCCCACTGGGGCCGGGTCAGGAACGTACCCGTCACCGATGACGTGCCGGCGCCGATGAACCGCTCGGCCACCCCGTCCCGCGTCACCACGTCCGATAGCGTGGTCCAGTACTCGGCCGGCACCGCGTCCGGCGGCAAGTCCGGGGCGTAACCGCTCAGCCGGAAGCTGGCCCAGGGCATTACAGGCCCGGCCCGCCAAAGGTCGTGTTCCGATCGCTGGCGATCATCTCCGGGGCCTTGCCCTGTCGCAGCTTCTCGGCCCGGACGTTGATCCGCGCCACGTCCTCCTGATATTGCAGCGTACAGCGGTCCATCAGTTCCCAGTCCTGCAGGTACATCCCGGCTTCGGCCAGGGTCGCCAGCTGCCACACCTGGGGGTGGGCCGCCATCGTTGGGTGCTCCGTGGCATCGCTGGTCAGGGTGGCCTCAATAGCGAAATACCAGATGGTGACGCTGGTCGCCCCCGGCACGGTGATATTCCGCCCCCGGACGCAATAGACTGCCGGGCTGGACAGGGACGCCCAGTAGGCCACCTCGTGCGGGCTGACCGAGCGCAGCGGGGTGCCGTCCGAGGCCTCCACCCGCCGCAATTCCTGACAGGTGGCCGGCAGGGCAAAGACGCTGTTGACCGGACTGGTCAGCGTCGCGGACTGCTCCTGCTCCAGGCTCCGCAGGTCGCGGCCGATCCGCAGCCGGGCCTTTTCAATGAAGGTGACGATCTGCGAGGACAGGTCCGTGCGGTGCAGATAACCCGCTGTGTCGGACTTTAAAACGCCGTAGTTCATGCGGGGCCCCTCCTGGGTCCATAGCGTAGCACCGGCTTGCGCTTTTCCGGCACGTAGAACGGCGCCCAGAGCGGGTCGCCAATCGCCACCCCGGTGCCGTTGCCGGCCAGCTGCCGACAATGGGTCGCCAGGATGTACGGCAGCCCCCGCAACAGCCCGTGCCAGATACTGAAGTCATTCCACACCTGGGTGCCGTTGCGGTGCGCGATATCGGTCGTGCCGGCAATGGCCGTCCGTTCACTGATCGCCCGGACGTTCCACTCGTTGCCCGTGGACTGGGCCACCACGGTGCTGTGACTGCCGGCCCTATAGGCGAGGTTGTTTTCCATCGCCAGGCGCGGCGACTGGAAAATCTCGTCATTCTCGCAGCAGCCCAGGTGCCAGGAAACGGACTGTATGGGGCTGAGGCCCGCCTGCCATTGCGCCCAGGTGCAGACCGCCCCGGACTCCGGTAGGAGCGTGTCATAGGGCGGGTTCGGGGCCGAATTGTGGTAGTAGTATTTCACGTCCAGGCCCCAGTCTTTCATCAGCAGGCACCAGGCGCAGTCGTCATCGACGGTGGACTCGGCGCTGCCCCGCAGGCTCATCAGGATCGGACGCTTCCGGGGCGGAAACGGGTCCTGCTGCGGCCCGTAAGGCTGGCCCAGGTTTTTCGCCACCCGGATGCGGTCCAGCAGCTGGCCGATGACCGCGTCATCCTCGTAGGGACCGCGCTGCCAGATATCGCCCCACCCGAATTTGCCGAACGGCATATCCGGCCGGTTGCCGCTCATGGCCGACTCCAGACCGGCCACGGTCGGCACCTTGATCGTCACAATGCCGCCCCGGAGCGAATACTCCCGGAACGCCCCCGTTGTGTTGTTCGGATCGCCCGCCAGTACGTCGCCCAGCGGCGTAGGGGCCTGGTACGGGATCGTGAAATAGGTTTGGCCGTTGATCGTTAGAAGTTCCTCCAGCACGGCCGTCCCGGTGGCCTGGGCGAAGGCACTACCGCTGGTGATGGCCTCCAGGCCCCGAATCCGCCGGGCCTCCATCAGCGCCAGCCACAGACCGGCCGTGCCGAGCGTGGTGGCCGAAACGTTGAACGGGATCGGCGCCGGCCCGCCCTCGCGGATATAGAACACGCACCGGGCCGGGACGCCCGCCCCGAAAATGACCATCGAGGGCTGCAATTCGTCCATCTTCGCCTGCAACGGCCGGACGACGGTGGACAGGAACACGGCATCGCTGGCCGGCTGATAGCCACCGAGGTTGGTGCCAAACGGCAGGCTCAGGACATTGGCCGCCGGGATGTTGTAGATCGCGGCGTATTCCAGGTTGCGGGGCCGGCACCAGGCGAGGTCGCTGTTATCGACGACCAGGATGCGGCCGTAGTCGATGGCCGGAAGGGGTTCCGTCCACGGCGGTGCCGAAAGGTTCGGCACGGGCGGCTCCTACAGCGGGTACGTCAGGACCATCGACGCTTGCAGGCCCTTGGACCCGGACGCGGTAAAGCCCGTGACACTGAACGTCACCGGGGTGCCGGTCGCATTGGCGGCCGCGAACGAGATAGCCCCGTCCGGCCCCACGGTGGCGCGCGTGAGGATCGTGACCCCGTTGTCCGTCACCAGGACGGGCGTCAGGCGGGTGTTCCGGGGCCGGCACGCCGTCGGCACGGTGCCGGCAACCATCGCGAATTGGGTAGTATCGCCCGTGCCCAGCAACGTCACCGATGACAGCACGTAGATCGAACACAGGCCGCCCACGATGACGTAACCCATCGTGATATCCAGTGCGCCATTGACGCCCGAAATGGCCGTGATCGGGAACGAGCCGGTCTGCGCGACCGCACCGCCGCCGCCAAAGGCCGCCCAGTTCCTGCCCTGCAGTACACCCACGCTCATACCGTCGTCTCAAACTTGAAGCCGGCCGTCAGCCCGCCGTTGAAGCCGCGATTCCAGGCGGCCTCCAGTGGCGTCCCTAGGTTGTCCTCGGGATTGTCAGTATCGGCCCCGCCGGCTTTCCGCACGGCGCGGCCCTCGGCATAGGCTTTCATTAGGCGCGGCTTCCAGGCCGGCCCGTTGGGGCTGGCGTCATGACCCACGTTCATCCTGCCCGCCATCACAAGCCTCCGCGACTGAACGCCCGGGAACGCCCCCGGGGCATGGTGCTGTACTTCCGGCCTTCCGGGCTGGCCACGTACTTCTCCAGCGCCTTTCGGTCGCCCCGCAGCAGGTCCTCGCGGCCCTCCCGACGCCAGACTTCCCGGGTAATGTCGGGAAACGACGCCGACCACAGCCGGTGCCCGCTGTTGTTCTGCCGGCGCAGGTTCTCGGCCAGTACGTCCGACTCGTCCGGCTGCTCGATCCGGGTGGACAGCGTGGTGCCATCCACCCGGATACGGGTGCGGAATGGGGCCTTGCGGCTCATCAGCTGGCCGTCATCGCCAGGGCGGAGTCAATGCCGACCACGCCGCCGATGGCCTCCGGGTGGAACCGGGTGCCCCAGTAGATGTTTGCCCAGCGCACATCCACCAGGCCCGACTTCTGGCCGGCGGTGACGTTCATGCCCTTGAGTGTGACCATCTCCAGCTGACCCGGGTCGAATATCCACAGATTGGAGAAGGCATTGGTCAGCGTCATGGTGGACATGAACCGCGAGCCCACCAGCTCCAACATCGCGTAGTCGGTCTGGAAAAACTCGACATTGGAGAGCGCCCGGTCGCGACTGCCGCTGTCCTGCATCTTCAGGAAAGACCCGATGCGGGCCGTGCTGGTGTACATGAACTGGCTGAGGACCTGCTTGACCTCGGGCGAGCCCATCGCCACCAGGGCCTTTTCCGTGTCGCACGCGCCGTTCTTGAACAGCGCCAGGACCACCGCCCGGATATCAGCCTCGGAAATCGCCCCCGCCGTGGCGGTGCCACCCAGTGCGGCGAACAGCGAAGTCCCGTCCCAGCCCCCGAAGGTGACGCCAGAACCGGCGTTGATGCCGGTAGTGTTCGCCACCACCGTGCCGGTGTCGTCCACGATGCTCGCGTAGCTGGCCGTCTGCGCCGCGGTGCTGGCCGACACGCCGATCACACTGGCCTGATTCAGGTTGAAGATGTGGTTTTCCACGTCCCGCATCAGCTCGCGTTGCGCGATGATGACGTTCTCCGCCAGCCCGCCAATGCCGCTCGGGGTGCTGATGACGCTGGACATCTCGGAGACCGCCACCGCCTTCACGCTGATCTGAATGCTGTTGACGAAGCGATTCAGCGGCGCGGTTGCGGTGCTAACGAAGTCCGTGGCCGATGCGCCGGACTGGGCGTAGGTCGCGTTCTCCACGACGGCATTAGCGGTCGGGGCCGCCAGTCGGTCGCGAACCCAGCTGTACCGGGCGGCGCTGACCGTGCCCCGGCCCATGCGGTCCAGGCCCGGCAGCGGGATGCGGGACACGTCCCAGATCTTCTGGGCCAGGTCCTCGTTGATGGCGCCGCCCGCAGCGACGCCCGCCATGTTGGTTTGGGCATTCAACCCGGTCAAAGCAGCCATGTCAGAATCCTTTCAGTATATTTTCCACCGCGGTGTAAGGGCTCGTCCTGCCCGTCGTCACCGCCGCCTTCGTCCGCCCGTGCAGCTGAGCCGCTGTCGGCTTCACCGCCACCTTCGGCGCCGGCTTGGGGGCCGGTGCCGCCTTCGGTCCACGGGCCAGCGCCCGTAGAGCGGCGACCAGCCGGTGATCCGCGTAACCTTCTTCCGCCAGCTGCAATTCGGCCGGCGTATACCCGTATTCCTGACCCACCTTGCGGATATCGGCCCAGTCCGCCGCCCGCGCAATCGGGTCCTTCCACTCCGGCACGCGCTCCACGAGCCGCGCCACTTCCTGGCTCCGGGCCGCCTCCAGTTGCCGCCGGTTCTCGGCCAGCACCTCGGGCGTCAGCAGCTGGGGGTCGATGTGCCGCAGCAGGTTCTGCAGTTCCTGCTGGGCCTCGGCCACCGCCCGTTTACTGGTGGTGACCTCTTCCCACAGCTTGCCCCGGGCCTTTTCCACCTCAGCCACCGGCCGATAGGCGTCTTTAAGCTCGGACACGGAGAGTTCCGTGCCATCGTCAAAGGCGACCTTCAGGTCGGCGTACAGTTTGGCGGGATCGACCTTCAGCCTCTCGGCCACGGTCTTTAGATCCAGACTCTCGTCCGGCGGTGCTTCCGCAGAGGGCTCCGTCTCCGGAGCTTGCTCAGCGGGGGCGGAAGCCCCGGTGAGCAGGTCTGACACGGCCCCGATATCGTCGGTGAACCTCTCGGGTGCAGGCTCGCCCTCTCGGGTGGCCTGCTGCAGCGTCGTGGTCTGAATGTCGGCCATCAGGGTTTCCTTGTCAAGAGGGCCTGGGCCCGGAGCCGCATGGCCTCCACGCCCTTGCGATGGGACTGCCAGGCCTCGGGATTGGTCCGGGCGCCAAACCAGCTGTTGAGCAGTTCGCTGTTCAGCTGCCGCTCGGCCTCCACCAGCACGTCAATCACCACGGTCCTCCAAGGCTCCGGCAGCGGCATCCCGTCCGGCCTGCTGCTGGGCGGCGAGGTCGGCGGTGACACTGGCGGTGAGCTTGGCTTCTTCGATCTCGGCATTTAGGCTGGCCTCCCAATACTTGAATTTCAGTTCCGCCTCAGACTGGGCCGCGTCCAGCTGGGCCTTCTGGCTGTCAATCTGCAGCTTGGCCTGCTCCAGCTGGATCTGGACCTGCTGCAGCTGGGCCTGCATGGCCTGGGCCTGCTGCTGCTGCTGAATCTTGTCCTGCACCCCCGCCTGGGCGGTCTGGGACTGGGGATCGGTGAAGTACTTCTCGCCCGCGTCCAGGTCGTTGGCCGATGCCCAGTCGAGATAGGCGTTGTACAGGTTCTGCAGGGTGACCATGACGCCATCCTGGCCCGCCTGGAGGGTCTGCCACTGGTAGGACAGGACCTGGGAGAGGGCGGCGACCTTGCGTGACTTCTCGCCGGGGCTGAGCCCGCTCTTGATGTTGACCCGGTCCCGGGGCCGCCACTGGCTGGGGTCCACCTGCACCCACTGGTCAGCCAGGCGCAGCGTCAAGGGCTCGGCGTACTCCTCCCGCAGCACCCGGTGCACGAGCAGGAACAGACTCCTGAGCAGGCTCTCGGCCAGGTTGCGGGCGATCATGCCGGCGCCGGCTTCCTGCACCGAGAAGATCCGGTCCACGCCCTGGCTGCCGATGGCCCCGGCGGTCAGCTGTGACTCGGCGCTCGCCATCTGCAGGGCGGTCCCGCCCCGGTCCGCCCGCACCTGGTCCATGTACTGCAGGAAGGTGATCGCCGCGGGGCCGGCATCCAGCGTCGCCAGAGGCATGATTGCCTCCTGCACCGGGCCGACGCCATCAATCCGCACCGCGCCACCCGGCCGGGAGTCGGTGTAGTCGTCCAGGCTCACCCGGTCATTGACCGCCGTCCGGCTGTTGTTGCAGTTCGCCAGATTGTCCAGCCATTGGCGCAGCCCGGCCGTCTTACCGTCCTGCGTGGTCTTTTGCCGGTCATAGACCGAGATGCCCCAGAATCGGTGCGGATCGGGCCACGCCACCCCAGCGGCGTAGGGCACATAGCTGGCCGGTTCCTTGAGCAACAGTTCCTGACCGCCCACCAGGCAGCGGTAGAGCTTGACCGTGCCGGAGTCCATATCCGCGGGCAGGTTGGCGTAGCACTCCCAGACCACGACGGTCTCGTTAGCCCAGCCGGCCGACTCCTGGTAGGGCTCCGACTCGGCCCGGTAGCGGGCGCTGCGGGCGGTGCTGTCTCCGGTGCCGTCCAGGCCGGCGCTGATCCGGCTGATCTGGTCCCGGTCCAGCCCCATCGCCAGCAGTTCGGCCCGGGTGTAGTCCTTCTGCTCGGCACAAAAGCCGCCGTAATCGCTCAGTAGAGGGCTGACCTGGTTACTGCCAACCACGAAGCGCAGCGGGTCCACGGGGTCCACCCGGATATAGCGCCGATCGCCGTCCTCAAGGTAGACCTTGACGATACCTGCCTTCAGCAGCAGGGCGTCGTGAATGGCCTGGTAAAGGACCAGGTAGCCGCGGTTTGACTCCATGATGACCCGATTCACGGCGTCCGACTCCAGGCGGGCCAGGGCGTCGTCATCCGGGCCGTCCGGCTCGAAGGTGCAGATCGTGTCTTGAGTGAAGCTGGGCAGGATCTGTGCCAGGACCGCGTGAATGGTATCGGCGATATCCAGCGACTGGATCTGGCTGCGGCCCGGCACCTCGTCCCCGCGGGGGCGGCCGTAGTAGTAATTCACCGCCAGGCGGAGGTGAGCCGGGTCAGGGCCGTTCTCCTGGGCCGCGCTGATCTGCCGGCGCAGCAGCGCCACGAGTTCCCTGTCGTCCATTACGCCACCACCCTGTCCCTGTACTGGATCGGAGCCCGACCCGGTGCCTTCCCCTGGCTGCCGACCGCAAAGTACCGCAAGGCGTCGGCGTAGTCACTCGTCCAGTCGTGCAGCGGGGTGTTGCTGAACACCCGCCGTTCCTCGTCGTACTCGGTACGGTACAGCTGCAGGGCCTGGATGCCGTCGGCGCAGGCCTCGCGGTCAAACCAGACCCGGGGCAGCAGGGCGCGGGCCGCGTCGATGCCGGACTGCACCCCCACCTGCGGCACGATCTCCCAGGCCATGCCGAGGGCGCGGGCGATCTCCTCGCGGCTCTTGCCGGAGCCCAGTTCCCGCACCTGGGCGTCGTGCGGGGCGTAGTGCCGGCCCCAGGGGTAGCCCAGGCCTTTCAGGTCAGCAATGATGTCCGGCAAGGCGGTACCGCTGTAGGCCCGGCAGTCGATGGCCCGCACCTCGGCGCCGATGGTCTGCCACAGCCAGACGACGGTACGGTTGGCGAGTCCCAGGTCCCAGCTGGTATGCACCGGCAGCAGCGGGTCACGCGGCACCCGGCCAATCCGCCCCTGCTGCTCGGCCTGCTGCATCTCCCGGGCAAAGAAGGCGCCCCGGACGGCCGCACTGAAGCTGCACAGCATCTCCTGGTCCCATTCCTCGGGGCGCATCTCGGCCTTGAGCGCCGCCAGTTCCGACTCGGGCAAAGCATGGGTGTCGTCGACGGTCAGCAGCGAGCGGGTCCAGCCCTGGGTGTCTTTGGCCAGCTCGAAAAAGCGGTGGAATTCGTTGGCCATGCCGAACGGGGTGCCGATCATGACCGCCTGGCCGGCCCGGTCAGCGAGCGCCGGGCGGATCACTTCACCCCAGGTCCGGGGCGCCATCTGGGCCACCTCGTCCAGCACGCAGGCGTCCAGGTACAGCCCTCGGAGCGCGTCGGGGTTGTCAGCACCGAGCAGCCAGATTTCGCGGCCGCCGGGCAGGATGCAGCGCAGCTCCTGCTCCAGGTAGCGACAGCCCGGGATCGGGGCCGTGAACTGTTTGAGCATGGACCAGGCTATGCGCTTGGCTTGCTTGTACTGCGGCGCAAGATATGAACCGCGAGGTTCGGGCTGGTCGCACTCGATGATGGCCCGGAGCAGCCAGTTGATCGCGTAGACGGTCTTGCCTGCACGCCGGTGCCAGACCAGCACGTTGAACCGCTGCCGATCCGCCCAGGCCTGGCGCTGGTGCGGGCGCGGATCGTAGGGAATTACGATTTCCAGCGGAACACCAGCTCGCCGTCGTGGGTGATGGTCTGCGCTTCGGGCGGGTTGGACAGGCTCTTACTGATCAGGAACTTGGCTGAATCGCGCTGAGCGTCAGTCAATTCCAGCTTGCCAAAAGCATGATTCTGCAGCCGGTTGATCAGCTGACTGGTCTGGATCTTGGCCCGCACCATGTCCTGGTGCCGTGGGTTGAGTCTGGCTGCCATCGGATCAGTAGTTTCCGGTCTCTCGGTGGACTCTTGGAGTCCTCTGAAACCCCCCGGAGGGGGGTAGGGGGGGGAGCAGAGCAGCTCTGGTGCCGGGTTGCCCCCCCCCACCCCCTCAAGGGGGAGTCCGGAGGTTTTCAAGAAAACCCTTCCAGAGCCCGGACCCATCGTCCGCGGTTCCCGCTCCCGCCGGGGGTGTATGAGGGGGTTTCTCTCGGAGCGTGTCAAGGGCTATTTAACAATAATCTATTACAGCTGACGAACGGTAGCAATCAGCTGACGAACGGTACTTCCCGGGAATGCCTGACTGGCGTAGAGTCGCCACTGTACCTGCTACTGATCTGAACCCTAACCGGAGCCGCACATGAACCGCAAATACCAGCTGATGGCCCGCATCACCCGCTGCCGCGACGACCGAACCGACACTGACTGGCAGGTTATTTCCAGCTGTCAGGCTGAGAGTGACCGCCAGGCGCAGGCCCAGTTCAAAAGCCACTTCCCCGCCATCCGTTTTGGCGGCCAATTCCCCACCCATCGCCTTCACACGGGAGCCTGACCATGAACCTGAATGACTTCAACAACAGCAAATACCTGGCCAAGGCCGACGTGCCCGAGCACGGCCAGACCCTGACCATTGCCGGGTTCGGCATCGAGGACATGCGGGACGGGACCAAGAAGCCCTGGGTGAGCTGGGTGCAGCCCGGGTGGAAGCCGATGCTGCTGAACAAGATCAATCGCAGCCGGCTGGCGACCATCTGCGGCACGGATCAGACGGAGGCGATGATCGGGAAACAGGTGCAGGTGTTCACCGACCCGATGGTCGAGATGAGCGGCCAGATCGTCGGCGGGCTCCGCATCCGGCCCGTGCCGATGGCGGCCAACCTCCAGTCCAGCACCCTGACCGCCTCGGAGCGGGAGCTGCAGGAGGCGCTGGCACTGGTCAAGAGCCGGGCCCAGCAGGCCGCGGCCAAGGCCGATCCCAACGACGAAATCCCGTTCTAGGAGGAACGTCATGCTGAATCCCCCGATCCAGACCCCGTATGCCGTGGTCCGGCTGCTGGAAGCCGGCAATACCGTCCCCTTGGACGGCCCCGGCTGGTCAGACACCCAGAAAGGCCCCTGTCCCGACTGCGGCAAGCTGGTCATGTCCATCAAGTGGGCGCCGCACGTGCGGTTCACCTACGGCATGACGCTGACCCACCCGCACCGCTGCGGGGAGGAGCCGGTGCCGGACCAGGACCACCCCCGCTGGCTGCAATTGGAGGCCGTGAACCGGGAACTGGATCAGCTGGCCCAGCAGCGGATCGCCGAGGAACAGCGCCAATGGCTGCCGTGAAGAACAGCCCCTGCGAGCCCGGCACAACCTGCTGGCTGCTCGAATACAAGGGCTACGACACCTGTCAGCGGGCCGGCCAGTGCCAGCACCCGCCCGAACCGGAGGACGACGACGATGAATGAATACGACCGCGACTACATCGACCGCGTGAAAGCGGATCTGGCCCACCTGAGCCGGGTGGAGCGCCGCTACGCCCTGATCTTCGGCTGCCTGGTCCTGATGATCTTCTGGACGATCACCGTGGCCGCCCTGCTGGGGTTCCTGGCATGACCCTGCACCGCCGCAACCCCCGCCGGGACCGCAACGAGCGCCAGCTGATCGACGGCCTGCAGAAGGCCGGTGCTGTCGTCCACCGCATCAGCGGCACGGGCCTCCCCGACCTGCTGGTCGGCTACCGGAAGCGTTGGATCCTCCTGGAGGTGAAGTCCCCCAAAGGCAAGCTGGAGCCCGCCCAGGTGCTGTTTCACCAGGCGGCCCAGGCCTTGGGGCTGCCCTGCCACATCGTCCACACGTTTGAGGATTGCCTGGAGCACCTGAAATGAAGCCCCGCACCCACCTGACGAACGACCAGCTGCGGAAGGCCGGCGACGCCCTGTGCCGGGGTGAACCGCTCAAAGTCGTGGCCGCCGGCCTCGGCCTCAGTACCGTCCGCCTGTCGGTCCACCTGTCCCGCCTGGGCTACCGCTGCGGGTGGCACTGGCGGGCCATCACGGAGAAGCCATGAGCGTCACAGAGGATTGCGCGGCGTTCTGCCGTGACTTGGAAGATGGCGGAATGTATCGGGCCGCCGCCTTCGTCCGCAGTCTGGAACGGATCAGGGTGGCGGCGGACGCCTATTGGTGGGCTTGTTGGCGAGACGATAGTAAAGACGATGCGGGGAATGAAGGAAGGGGGGCGCGTATCGGCATCACGCAAAATGCCCTCGCCGCCGCCCTCGACGCCCACCGGCGGGAGTTTGGATCGTGAACAGCAACAACATAGGAGATAGCCTGATGAACATCACCGGACTGCAGATCGCCGTACTTGACCGCGGCTGGGTTTTCGTCGGCCACGCCTCCACAGGCGATGGCTTCCTCACCCTTAGCGATGCCAAGTGCATCCGCCGCTGGGGTACAACCAAGGGCCTGGGCGAGATCGCCACGGGCGGACCCACCAAGACCACCGTCCTCGATGACGCCGGGACGATCCGGGCCCCGATCGCGAACGTGGTCGCCCTGATCGAGTGCGATGCCACTCGGTGGAGCGCATGACCGTTGCAATCAACGGCTACGGCGACGGCTACGGCTACGGCTACGGCGACGGTGACGGCTACGGCGACGGCGACGGCGACGGCTACGGCTACGGCGACGGCGACGGTGACGGTGACGGCTACGGCGACAGCACTTCAGGAGTACTTCTGTGACCCCACAACAGGAAATCGACGCCGCGCTGGAGCGGTTGGAAGCTCATGCACACGAAGATGCCGTGACAGTCTGGCTTCAGCCTGACGCTTACGGGGCGCCTTTGATTGTGCTGACCAAGCCCCTCGCCGCCC